CGGTATTGGAACCAACAGACTTACATCCTATGTAGCTACGTCCGCTATTCTTCCAGCAGCCATGACCAAAGCTTCGATGCTTGCAACAGGAACCACGGAGCAAGAGATGAATGCTGCTCTTACCTTGACAGCAGACTTCTACGACGGACATCAGATGATCGTTCTCGACAATGACAAACGTGGCAACATATCCATGGGAGATCTTAGCTTTATATTCCCGCATGCATTTGTTTTAGATCCTGCCCGGGCTGCTCTTCGAACATATTTTGAACAGGGTGAATTGGGTAAAGGCGAGGCTGAACAAATACTAAACTCTTCCTGGTCTGCTATTGAGGGTTACGCCGAACCGTTCTTGTCTGAATCTTTGATTTACGAACGGATAAGAGATGTGCTGCCACAGTCTTGGATCGGTCGAGACGGGGAAACACAAACAGGTTCAAGAGTTTATGCAAACGCAGATGACTTTGGAACCAAACTGCAAAAGAGTTTTACACACATAGCTGGTACATACATCCCAGGCTACGGTCGTATGTTCCAGGAAGAACGATCTGGTAAGTTTCAAGAAGGTCGATTGCTTCGAGCGTTAAAGGATCAGGGGGGAACTCGTGGTCAGGAGTATACGGTCAATGAAGAACTTGCTCGGGTTGTAACAGGTCTTACACCCATCAACGTGAATACTAGAACTGATTTTGAGTTTCAAGGTGGTGAGTATCTCCCACTCAGATCCTCTGCCAAGGGGTCTGCCAACAGAGAAATCAAACGTGCAGATGCAACCATACCAGAAGTTATGGAAGGATGGTCCACGTACCTCGATAACTTATATCGTGAGCAAAGTAGACTGTACTACAAGATTGAAGCTGCCCGAGCCATGGGTGCGAGTGACACATCTATACGCAAAGGTCTCGTAAAATCTGGTATGGGTGGAGCAGAAATTAACGTCATTATGCGTGGTCAGTTCTGGCCTGGTTTAGCTTCCAAGGAACTAATTATAGAAGTCAAATCAGAAATGCGTAGCGAAGATAAAAAATATTTAATTAAGGAACGTCCTTGGGCAGAACTAAACAGGTTGTCCAACGAACGTAGGTTTGAAAAACTACAGCCATTGGTGGCAAAAGAAGAAAGAGATGCCAGACTTGCAGAGCGTCGTGCGGATCGAGCACGTAGAGTAGCGGAGGCCACACCAGTAGTAACTACGCCTGAAGTAGAACAACCACAGGCCGAGGTATCTTTTCCACAGGCTATTACAACTCCAGTCAGAAATACCCTAGCTCAAGTCAGGAATACAGCAGGTAATCTAACAGAAGGGTTTGTAGAAAGAGCGCAGACCATTGCTCCAAGTGTCTTTGGTGACCCCGCTTCGCAGAGTGCTAACCTAGAAATACAAAGACGTAGCGACTAGTCTTCTTCTACTTCTACCCTAACGCCTTTGCCCCCCAACAGTTGTATGAGTTCATCAGCAGAGGCTTCTACATCTCGTAAAGTCTTTTCGTTTCCTGTTGTAGCAGCTAACTCTATGGTTGTGCCAACAAAATCCATCAGGCATTTGACCTGCATTGGATGCATTTGCCTCAGTCCTAGTGTCTTCATGTTTGGATCTATCATTCTACTTCTCCCCAATCTGGTTGAATATCTACGTCAATTTTAGAGGGCACCTTGAGAGGTACACCTGTTTCCATTAGTTCTTTTATTTTTTCAACTTGGGCTTCATCTTCTATGTTGAAGCATAACTCATCATGCACCGTAAGCATAGGTGTAAGTCCCTCGTTGTAACAATCAAGCATTGCTTTCTTTGTTTGGTCGGCTGCTGATCCCTGAATCAATCTGTTCAACGCCTTGTATGTGAAGGCTCGTTTGATCTGTTTGCCGTACTCCTTCTGTGCGTCGTCGTGAGGTAGGGGTTTACCTACTCCGAAGGTAAGAGGCTCCCAGAGATGAAACCTACACTTACGGCCCAGTAGAGTGCGTATCTGACCGTTGTCCGATGCCTGTTTGGTAGCCAGATCTGCAAGACCTTTAACAAACGGCACCTTATCCCTGTGTTGTCTGATCAAACTCTTCGCGTCATCCGCAGGTATACCAAGTTGATCCGCCAATTTAGCCACGCCCATGCCATACATGATGCCAAGGTTCACAGTCTTGGCTTGCTTACGAGTAATCCCTGCTAGATCTGCCACCATCTGGTGGAGATCCACGTCCCCTGTATTGAACTCGTCTACGATGTTGTCGACCACAGAGTGCCTTAAACCAACAGGCACGGAGGCTGCGAAGTGCACTAGTAACCTCGGCTCTTGGCTCGAATAGTCAAACGATCCCCACTGGCAACCGTCCTCTGGTATAAACAAACCACGGATCATCTTCTTGATGTCGGGATCTCGAGCAGGAATCTGCTGTAAGTTTGGGTTGGATGATGAGAAGCGTCCAGTAACCGTGCCACCCTCGTCTCTTCGTGTGGAATGTAGTTCAGTATGCACACGACCCTTATGTTCATGGCGCAGTATGCTATCAATAAACGTGGAGTCAGCTTTATCAAACTCACGTAGCTTGACCAACGCTTGGCAAACTTCTGAAGGGTGATCGTTTAAAAACGATTTGGTAAACGATGGCGCACCTTTCTCTGTGGTAAAGTATTCCATGTCCAGTTTATCAAACATCTTCTGGATAGAAGCAGAGGCCCAGATGTCTACCTCCATCCCTGCTTCCTTTTCGATATACGAACGTAGCTCCTTGGTCTTGGCTCGGATTAGTTTCTTGTTCTTGTCTGCCTTGTCGAGATCCACACGCACACCATTGGTTCTCATGTCCAACATGCAGCGTATAAGATCTGTCTCTACATTCCAGATGTGCCAGAGTTCTTGCTCCTCGAGTTGTACCTTCAGAGCATCCCATAGTTTGAGCGTAGCAACCGCATCCTGTTCGGCATATGCTCCCACATACTTGGGCGGTAGCTTGTACATCTCTGCCTTTGGATCTACGCCCCACTCCTTGGCTGCTGCCTGTAAAAGCTTTTCGTCTTTTCTAATCTGCACATAGTCTCGAGCCATTGCATCGAGTCCAAAGGACCAACGGTTCTCGTCCACCAGTGCGCCAGTAATCATTGTGTCGATGATCCTGCCCTGTATTTCTATACCCTCGGCTCTCATCCATCCTGCATCGTAGGTTGCGTTGTGCATGATCACGTTCATGTCTGGCACAGCCATCTGTTTCTTTAGCCACTTGAGCGTGAACTTCGGATCTAGGTTGTGTGCGTTCTCATGACGTATGGGAAAGTATCCTTTGTATTCTCCTGCTGCTACAGCTATGCCAATGATGTGTCCGTCCTTACGTGCCCATCCTGGCCCCAATGTTTTGATGTTAGGATCATAGGTTTCTAGATCTACAGCCACATCCTTGTAGCCTGTCAGGTCTGGGTACTCTGGTGGTATGTTCCAGTCCTTGTCTATTAGATCTAGTTCCCCTTTGATCTGGTGGTGCAATGCACTACCAAACAGGTTTACCTGCATATTATTTCTCCTCAATGAACTCCGCACCCAAGGCGGTGTATCCTGCTTTATCGATCCACGAATCCTCGTGGTCTATTGTTTCTATTAGTCTGCTCGTTTTTACCCAGTCCATCATCAGCGTGACGTGGGCCGGAGTTATTTGACCATGCTTCTCCATGGCTCCTTCTATTATTATATTCCATCCATCGGCTATGCGTTGGTGGTTCTTGTACGCATCACCGTAGTCCTTGGCCCTGTCACCATGGATTAGTTTTGCTGCTGTCTCCAAAACTTTTTGCCGTTTCATTGGATTGTTTGCTCCTCTTCATCATTTGGAAAATAGAACAAAGCAAAAGAACTACATTTCGGACAATGGAAGTTTGATACCATGATAAACTCCTCTTCATACGTGTCATGGTCACCACCCTGAATCATTTCATCTCCGCAGTATAAACATTTCATATCGTGTACCTGTAATCGTTTGTTGATTGTAATATATACAGAGAGTTACGTGCTCGAGTTACCCCAACATAAAACGCTCTGTGCTCATCGTCTTGAAACCTGCTTTCACAGGCAGACTTGGTAGACCCTAAGTATACCAAACAGTTGTCGTCTTCTCCACCCTTCATGGCATGGAAGGTAGACAACTTTATACGAGGAGCAGACAGTAAATCGTCCCCCCTACGCATCATTGCTGCAATGTAATCCTGCTCTATCCTGCTTACACGCAACACCTCGTAGCCGCTCTGCTCTGCGCCCACCAGTAAACCGTATTCTTTTTGTAGTTCATCCATTGTTAATTCTGCATCAGGAGCCAGTACATCAAGCCTCTGCGTAAACCCACGTTTGACCACTGCGTTCTGTCCCTGCTTTGGTACAGACGAATACAGGTCCTTGATCCTTTGTAGCCCAACCTTCTTGTCCTGACACAGGTCCTCCCAAGTAAACAGGTTTGCCACCAGTTTGTCCGAGATACTGGGCCTACCCTTGATTGAAAACTTAAACCCCATGTTCTTGATCTTCTTTGCCATGTCATGGACGTAACCGTTTGTTCTTGCCATGAGTGTCCACGATCCCTCGTGCAGTGGCGTTTCATCAAGGTGGTTGATCCACTCGACCAAACCCTCTTCTTCTCTTGGTTTGAATATCTTGGTGTGTCGATCCTCGATCCTACCTGCAAGAACCCTTGCTAGTTTATGCACGGACCTTGGTATTCTGTATGACTGATCCAGTACATCTATGTCTTTGGAGCATTCCTTGAATAATTCTACGTCTACGCCTGTCCATCTGTGGATAGCTTGGTCGTCATCCCCTGCAATAAATACCTGTTCCGCTTCGCTTGCTATCTTAACAGCCATCTCCCACTGCAATGGTGTAAAATCTTGGGCCTCATCTATAAACAGGTAGTCAAGTTTGGGTACGTCACCCACCTGTATGTACTTATCGATCATGTCCACATAGTCGTATTTGTTTATGGCTTGTTTATATTGCTCAATCTGCTCGTGCAATTGCACCAACTTGGGGAAGTGCAGCGTCCGGTCAGCCGTTTCGTTGAACTCTTTGTCCAACGTAACCATGCGTAAACGTGATCTTCCTATCATCTGTAAGTAGTCTGACCCTGATCCACCCAAAGAAGGCAGAGACATACCATCCTCAAGAGAGTTAGAAAGCTTACCTTCGAAGGTTAGTCCTACCGTTTCTCCTATGTTGTCGTAATCATCCTTCTTCATAATGTCTTGCGGCTGCAAGCCTAAAGCTCGGAACCCAAACGAATGAGATGTTCTCATGTACGGAAAGTCTTTTGGTTCCAGTTCGAACTCTTCACAGGCTCGAGTCACCATCTCCTCGATGGCCTTGCGTGTAAAAGAGATCACACCTATGCGTGATGGGTGTGTTCCTTTTGCCAGAGCCTTGCGGATCTCTTCAATTAGACGGTAGGTTTTGCCGCATCCTGGCGGTCCAAGAATTAATTTAGCTTTCGGTATCATACTCTTTACCCCTCGGTCTTGTGTTTACCCAATCTTCGATCTCAGTCAGAACCCAACGGCTCGAGGATCTCCTGTTTGTCTCGTCACCTAGAACGATAGGCTTCGGGAAGTCTCCGGTCTGCGAGAGTTTATATATGTAGGATTTCGACACGCCTAGCATCTCGGCTACCTCACCCACCCGCAGCAGTCGATTAGAATGGGATTTCATTGCTGTACTCCTTTACAGGTAATTCTATTTCTTCTTCCTCAAACGCAGGGACAAACCAACAACGTACATTAGTTCTTGTTTCACCCTTCGGGCCTCGCTTGGTTATGTTCTGTTTTGTGGCATCACCGCCAAGGTCTCGTATCATCTGGGTTATCTGTCCACGGCTCGTGACAATAAACCTTCTGTTATGCAGGAACTCGAGCAGTCCTTCTAATTTAAACTTGGTTATCCCACCGTCGGTCCATGGTTTGTTCATAATAATTTCTTCTGGAGCCATGGCTCGAATGTGACTGGTGCAATACGCTTCCAACAGATCTTTGAATTGTCCTGTTATCGTGAGTTCCTCGGGCACGTCTATGTAAGTAGCCTGACTCATCAGGTTGTTGACCATCTGCTGCCACTTCTGTGGCTTTGTAGTTGGCGGCATGAACATACACTGCTCCATACAGGCACGTTGCCAGAGCGTCTGGTTCTGTAGCTGCTCCGTTGTTAGTTGGATACGTGTACCGTTTACGTCCATAAAATACAAACGTGGTTCGGACAACATGATCGTCAGTCCACCGACCTGCGGTGCATCGGGTGCGTCCTGACCTATACCAAACTTAGCCAAGGTGCACAGAGCAGGATCACAATAACTTTTGAACGGCTCGTCCTTGCATGTGTATCCGTAGTCTTTTTTCTCGTGCTGCTTGATAAGCGTTGCTACCTCCTGAGATTGCAGTGGTGGAGAAAACATCGTGCGGTTGTATTCTTCTACAGAGTTTTGCCAATCATCGGGGAACTTGTTCTTACAGTACACCGCCATCATAAACAGCAGCTTGTTCCTTGGTTCTGA